GGATCGGTGTTACGAGCAAACATTGTTTACCTCTTGATTTTTATAATTTTTTGTTAATTTTTCAATAGATTCACAATACTCAAAAATATTCCAACTAAGTTGTTGAATACGATTTTTATTTATCATTTCATTTTTTAAACTTTCAATTTCTTTTTCATGAATTTTTTGCAACCTATTTCGCTCATCTCCTCTTATAAGTTTGTCCAATCGTTCAAAATTATCACCAAAACCTGTTGATGATTTTTCGTAGTTTTCAACAAATGAATAAAAACCTGAAATTTTAATAAAATTGTTTAATTTTTTGTTCATACCATCAACACCCAAAGTAACGGAATGTAGCCAAACACCAACGCTAAGAACAATGCGCCGCCAATCCATGCAATAACAGGTATTTGCTCATCAGCAGAGGTGTAGCGAGTCTGATAACGCATCGTTCGATCCGTGCGACCAGTCCAGTTTGAATCGCCAAGGTCTGTGAAGAAAGGCCAGTTGTGCTTATTCATAATCTTCCTCGTTGGCTGTTACGGTTTCAATGTAGCTTTCTTCAATGTAATGCGTGTACAACGGCACAGCGCAGCATAAAACGTCATCACGGTCAATCTTGATGTACGCCTCGCCTGTACTGTCTATTTTCACGCCATCGGCAAATTGATCCATAAGCTCTGCAATTTTTCTGTCGGACAGCTCATGGCTGAGATCGCGCATGAGTTGGCGCTTGCCTTCGTCGGTTAGTTGTGTGTATGCGTATTTCATTATTCGTCTCCGTACATTTCGATAATGACACGCTTGGCTTCGGCTTTCAGTTCTTTGTTGCTGATGCTAGAAAAATCAATGCCTTCAATCATCAATTGGCTGTGAACATTTAGAGCGTTGCCTTCACCCAAAACCGGAAACCATTTCATTAAGTCTTTCGTTACTTTGTTCATTTATGTACCTTTTGTCGTAGTGATGGGGCTTGCGCCCCGTTTAATTAACGCTGAACAGTACCAATCAAATTACCATCGCTAATTTCGCCAATAATGTATTTTGCCAAATTCAAAGTTTTACGAGCTTGCTCTTTTGCATCCATTGCAATCAATTCTTGAGCATCTGACATAAGACCCATTGCAACCATGTATGCACCGCTAAATTTGTATGTAATCGAATCTTTAACGCTTTCGATAAATTTGTCTGGGTTGCAACCGAACATTTCGTTATTCATTTATGTACCTTTTTTCGTGGTTTGTGGCGTTGTTGCCATGTACAAATATTAAGCTATCTAAACAGTAATTGCATAGGTGTTTACCCTAGTTTTTGTAATTATTTTTAATTTATTTGGATTTTTACAACAAAACGCCCCAATTAAGGGGCGGTCGATGGAACAAGGAGTGAACAACACCGACGGTTAATTATATGTTGTTCTTGCGCTTGTAGAAAGCTAGAAGATACTGAAAGCAAGCCCACGCAGAAGCTAAATCATCCTCTGAATGCTCAATTAGTTTAACGTCACCAGTTGCCGTGAAGTAGACGTTAGCGCACCTGGCGGTCGGTTTGCCAAGACCGTGACGGTAAGCCGCCAGTTGCATAATCTGCTCATGATACGGCTCAACCTTATCGAGCTTGTCCTTGCTCTTAAAGTCGATCACGATGTTTTCAGCAATCAAATCGACTTTGCCGCCAAACCCTTCGTATGCAAACGAACGCTCTGCTTCCCAAGTCTGGTCATGTCCAAAGTGGATCTTGATCGACGCATCCACTTGGTCAACGTAAAACGGATAATCATCATGTTCGCCACGGTAAAAACGCTCTAACACTCCATGCATTTGTGTGCCTCGATCCATAGCGTCACGGCCCGTAGACTTCGAGTCCGAAATTACTCTCTCAAGCCAGTTTTCCTCTGTTTCGCCGTTAATGCGTGGCAACGTCAGCGCCGCCAGTAAGACTTGTTGTTGCAGCCAGGTGTTAAGACCAGGCTTGGCAATGATTCCAAGAATTGTTGTCACGCTAGGCTTTAGCCCAAGTTCTCGTGCGTCACGAACCGTTGTATTGCGTTCTTTGCCATTCTTGCCAATGATTTTGTACGCTGGTGTACCGTCAACTGCATACCAATGACCACTTTCAGAATCCGCTGATTTAATTATCATTTTTGTACCTGTTTAGCTAATGTTATTTATCTTCTGATTTTAAAAAATTTATAACTGGAGATTCTTTGCGAAGTGAATAATATTCAATTTGCACTTTTGCGCTTGCAATCATTTTTCCTGCCAAATTTGCTAATTCTGCTGCTTCATTTGTAGAAATTGATTTGTTTTGCAATTGTTGAAATATGTTAGATAAATGTTCTCGTAACTCATTGACGTTTTTCATTTTGATCTTCTAAGAATCGTTTAATTTGAAGTTGAACTCGTTTAGCGTTTACAAGTTCAATTGGAATTTGCGACCTACGCAAAGTTGTTTTTATAACAAACAAATCTTTTATATAAGCATCGCTTAAAAATTCTTTTCTTTTTTGATAACTTTTTTTAAGCCATTGTTTGTGTTTATCAGGATTTTTTAAATAAGAATAGCGACAATATTCAATGCTTTTTTGTGGGTTTTTTATTCGCCAATTTTGGGCTTCTAATACCCTACAAGATTTACAAGAACTTCTTGGCAAAAAACCACTTAAAACAGTTTTTTTTAAAGAAAAATTTGAAACTGGTTTAATAATTTTGCATGAATTACAAATTTTTTCAATAATTCCAATTTGTTTACTTAATAAATTTTCTGTTTTGCGGGTTTTATTGTTCATTTATTTACCTGTTTAGCAAAAGTTTTAAGCATCTCGATTGCATCCTGCAAATCTTGCATAGCCCTAGCGTCTAAGACCATGCCTTCGTACCATTGTTGCAATCGCCAAGAAATAAGTATTGCTTCCTCTGTCTGGTTCATCAGAACGGCACATCGTCTTGCATATCTTCAAGCGGTATAACTATTCCTTCTTTGATCGCTCGATACGCATCAGACTTTGGTTTGGCAGGCGCAGCTGGTGCAGTACCTAATGCATCTTGATTTTTGTTGCCAAGCATTTGCAAATCATTTAATACAATTTCGCTTGTGTATTGTTCAACGCCATCTTTGTTTACCCATTTACGAGTAACAAACTTTCCCGCAACATAAACTTGTGAACCTTTTTTTAACCAATCTCCACAAATACCAGCTAATTTATCAAACGCACTAATTCTGACCCATTCTGTATTCTTTACTTCTTCACCATTGCGTTTTTTAAATTCAGTATTAACAGCAATTGAAAAGTTACAAATTGCAACGCCGTCTGCCGTATAACGTAATTCAGGATCGCTTCCCAACCTTCCAATGAATTCACATCTATTAAGATCGGTTGCCATTATTGTTGTTCCCAGTTCGCTTTAAATTGATCGTATGCAGCCTTCAACGGAATCTGTTGCTCTTTTAAGCACACAGTCCATGCTGCTCTAAATATGTCTTTCAGGCTTTCGTAACTAACCGCTGATGCCATTTGCGCTACGGTGTTGTCCAACTCAATGCCTTTGGGTTTCTCCACAACTTTAACTGGCGCTGATTTAACTGCTGAGTTACCGTCATCATCTTCTGATGCAATGCCAAGCGCACTTTGCAAACTGTAGCGTTTTGCATACGAAATCGCTGAACCGTAGCCCTGTGCATCTTGCTTACTGGCGGGAATAAACAACGTGCCGCAGCTAAGTTGTTCTCCTGATTCATGGATTAAAACTGTTTCTACTGCTACGCCACCGTCTGCCGTATGCAACATCTGCACAAAGGCTAGACCGTTAGCCGACAGAGCAGGTCGCACAACGTCGATCACACTAGCTAGGCTAGAGTATGCAGATTTAAAGTGTGGGTTTTTAGCGTCTTTGGCTGCGTGGGACATTGCTGCTTGAGCCGTGACAAGTGCTTTTGCTAATTCTTTCATTTATGTACCTTTTATCGTTAATGGCGGGTATGCCATGACTAATATTAAGCAATCTAAACACAGAAAGCAAGTGGAAAACTCACAATTAAAATATTTATTGAGTTTCTTTGACAACTAATGTTAAGATGTCTTATGAAAACAACAGACATCATCCAAGCACTAGGCGGTACGTTTGCCGTAGCCAAGCTATGTCGTGTCAGTCCTTCAGCCGTAAGTCAATGGCGCAACAACGGCATAGCAAAGGACAAATTGATTATGTTAGCTACGGAAATTGAAACAAAGTCTAATGGCGCTTGGACTCGCAAAGAAATCCCTAACTGGGCGCAAATCTGGCCCGAGTTAGATTAAGATTGTTGGTATGTGAAAGCGGATGTTGTGGCTCATTGGTAGCACCTGCCAGTCGTTCTAGAGAGTAACTGGAAATAGCTTGCCACAATGCAGCGAGTAACATACCAACAACTTGACACATTGAACAAACGATGGAATAATTGACATATCTAGGGGTCTGGTAAACCTTTAGTAGTTCAGCATAACGAATAGAACGCCCTAATAAGGCGGCTTCGTCAAAGCTATAGGAAGATTGTGCTGAATCTCCTATATGTGGCAACCAAGCCTAAAGCCTCCTTATTAGGGCTTTTTGTTGTCTGTCACTTACTTGTCAGGGCGCATTAGCTAATAGAGTGACCACTCGTACCCATACAGGTTAAGTAAAGATTTAAGGTTGTATCCGGTGTGACCCGCACCTCTAAGTAGAGAAATCGAACAGGATATAGACAGACTAGAGAAATCTAGTAAAACCATTTACTCTAGGTGTTGATCTTCTACAGCTGCAAGGACTGCTACTGTTTTAGG